GTTGCTTTTTGTGTGATTGCATCTGCCTTTTCTTCACCAACCCTCTTTCTCCATTCAACAAAGACCTGTCGATTGTAGAAAGAGGTTACAGATGTGATAGAAGGCACCCACTGACCATCGGGGAGATTGTACAAGCGAATGCTTTCTGTTGTTTTGCAATCTAGTTCAAGGTCACCTAAAAAATTACAATGATTAAAGATCATACACCAACTTCCATTTTTGCAAGAATATATTCCTTAACTAGACCAGAACGAACAATGTCGTCTACACCAAACTCAATAGTATCAATTGAAGGCATAATACGAAGAACCTTCATAAAATCAACAATTCCATTCTTTTCATTTGTTTTGATAAGATCAGATTGAGTTGCATCACCACAGAACATAATCCTTGAGTTCTCACCAACACGAGTAATGATACTATCAAGTTCATGAAAGTTCAGGTTTTGAAACTCGTCTACGATAATGATTGCATTGTCCAGAGTAGTTCCGCGAATAAAAGAAGTGCTCCAAAAACTAATCGTACCTTGAGTTTTGAGGTTTCCATAGAGCATTTCAAACGATGCGTCATCTGGCATTTGGAACATATACTTTACCATATTCTTATAAGGAATTTGATAAAGTGATGATTTATCTTCATGATCTCCGGGTAGGAAACCAATCTCACGAGTAGCAACAAGAGATCTTACGATATAGATTTTTTCGTAAGGACTTCTCTCATCTAGTACATCCTGAAGGGCATTATATAAAGTAATGAATGTTTTACCTGTTCCTGCACATCCATAAGCAACAAGGTTTTGTCCCTTTTCATATGCTTCATATAGAAGTTTCTGATTATCGGTGAGAGGTTCGATATCTCTCATTAAGTCAAGACCAATTGGTTTCTTGCGTTTCATTTGTTTGGCAGTCATTCCAACACCAATTGGTTGATCTTCTACTCTTCTTTTTCTTGCCATATAGAATTAAATTGGTTTTACTTTTGAACCTGGTGCCTTCGAAGCTTTAGTCAATACATCATTCCAACCTGGATGAGACTTTTTAAGTCTATCATAAATTTCACCAACTTCACCAGAGTTGGGACAAGTTGATGGGTCTGACCAATCTCTGTCCCAATCAGGATTATCTTGTTTCCATTGATCCCAATCGTGAACACTCATAGAGACTTCTTTTTGTTCACCTGTAACTTTATTATAAACTGGATATGTTGCCAATGTTACACCTCCATAGTATGTAAGGATATTTATTCAATGGTAATAGAAGGGGGATCAATACACTCAGTACATCCTTCGCGAGACCAACCAAGTGCTTCAGATACTGCTGGGAACTGACAAGTAAAGATACAACGTACAAGTTCTGCAATCTCCATATGTTCCTTCTGTGTACCGTGTGCAGATCGAAGATCAATATAATGAATCCACGACCTTACAGAACCGGTCATATAGAGTCTTGTGGGCGTCGCCAAGGGCAGTACGAACCTTGCGCACTCTTTTGCCACGCCCTTATCTAGAAGGCGATTGTAGAGGCGTAGACCCTGCTCAAAATGAACGCGAATGTCTTCTGTCAGAGTCAGTTTCAAATAATCAGGAATGTCATCAATACTGTTTTGACGATTCTTAGTATCCTGACGACGTAGTTCAGGAAGAGGAATGGTTTTGTTTAGAAGATTAGCATCAGCATAACGTTGCGAAAATTCTTGATATGTAAAGGACCTATGCCGAAGGATTTGAGCCGCCAGTCCACGAGTAGTATTAATTTCAACAGTCATTGAAGCTTGTTCAAAAATGCTCCAGTGTTGATGTTGAATACAATACTTAAGAAGTCCAGAGAACTTTTCATTCTCTTGATTTGCAGGGTTACTTACCCGAGCACAGTATGCCATATGCTTTTCTGCATCAGGAGTAACACTAATGAGTTTTACTTCTGGTTTCATAAACTCAAAGTCATCGTACATCGTATTCATCTTCCTCGTCATAAAATACTTCGTCGTAGTCAGTTAAAAAAGTTTTAATCTCCTCATAGACAGGATCTTTAACCTCAGTTTCAATCTCAGGTTCAATCTCTGCCTTTAGACATTCTACCAGAGACTCAAGGTTTCTGACAATTAGCTTAAGCTTTTCTCTATCCATTTTTATCAACCTCGACAAAGGTATTATAGACAAAAAAAAGAGGAGTGTCAAGCACTCCTCTGAATCATTTTGCTGCTACTAGAGTAGCAAGAGATGCTTTACGACGCCTCTCTTCCTTTTGCTTCTGCTCTTTAATGAGTTGAAGTACGTTGAGTTTTTTCATTTGTGCCCCTCCTTTACAAACTTAACACCACGATAAGTTTCGTTATACTGTTGAGGTTGTTGCATCATCTGCTGTTGATACTCAAGACGCTTTTGGGTGTCATACTCGACACCACGATATACTACTTTGGACATTAGGGTTCTCCTTAGTTTTTTAGGTTAAAGAGCGTTCCTTCAGTCGGCGTTTGCGTTCGCTATATGCAAATAGCGAATGAACGTTCCGTTCCGCGTCGGCTTACTTCCGTCCCATAGGGATGAACGTAAGGTCATTATAGACCTGTTAGTATAGTTATGCAGAAACTTTTGTAATCTTTGTTACAATTTAATCTCTAGTTCTCCAATCATCTGGTTTATCTTGAGTAAAAAAGTCTACAATATCATCAACACTATCAAATCCAGTTCTATGATTAGAAGGATCAGGATCACCCAAATCCAATGCATTCATAAATCCATCCAAACTATCCTCTTGCATATTTGGATTAGCAGCACGGCGTCTTGCTTGCCTCAAAATAGTTGCTGCAGAACGATTTGACTTGGCAAGTTTTTCTGCCCAGATCATTTCACTTAACTCTACAGATTCACCCCTTACAATTCTCTCGCAGATTGCTTCAAGGCGAAGACGGTATTGAGTAGAGAGCATATACTTCTCCAGATATAGTGTATTTAGTTAACGCTCAATATAACTTAGTGTGTGGTTTTGAGCATAAAGTTGTTGAATGATAATATCACAACCAATTTTAGGATTACAGTCACCACAAGTATAAACGTCCACTGCTGCTTTACCTTCTTCAGGCCAAGTGTGAATACTAATATGACTTTCGGACAATAAACAAATTACAGTAACACCCTGTGGTTCAAACTTTTTTGAAATTGTTTGAATCACAGTAGCGCCGCTTGCTGTTGCTGCGTTTTCTAGTAAGTCTATAAGACAACGCTCGTCGTCCAAAAGGACAAACGAGCATCCATATAAGTTAAGTAGATAGTGCTTTCCCATCGACTATGGATTCTCCTGTATTTCTTTGGTCAATTGACTGATGTAAGTTTCTGTTCCATCCATAGTCTTCACTTCAAAAATAGAAGATCTTTGATATTTTTTAATTTTTTTATATTGTTTAAGAAGTTTTTTTACTTCGTCTTTGTAAATTTGAACTTCTATTTTTTCTACACTAAAACCATCACTCATTTTCTTTTCTTTTTCTCAGGTTGTTTATATCCCCACAATTTAGGATTAGTTCGTCCATATCCAAAATCAATTTTTTGAACTGCTCCTGGACCATACTTATCATAATACATATCAAAAAGATTTACTCTTTTTGGTCCTCTTGTAAGATCAACATGTTCTTCGTCATCAACAATATACCAAATCAAATATGCATCATTAGGAAGTGAAGAATCTTTTGCACTTTCAATTGTTGTTTTTTCTAAAACGATTTCGCATCCATACTCATGAGGCAGAACTTTATTAATTTTACTTTTATTTTCTGCCATTTTTTTCTTTTCTCCTACTACTACACTCACGAACGACCACCCCATTGAATGTCGGGGTATGCCTCTTTTACATTTTCAAGAGTTATTTTATATTTAGTTTGTAGTTTTTTATCTTTTACAAGACAAAGAATTTCTGCCTCAAGAGGATGCAGTCCTTGAAGAATATTAATGAACATAGTTTCTCTACGAAGAGAACTTAGATCATCATTCCCACCTTTCACAAAATTATAAAACATGTGATATTCTTTTCTGATTGAAGATTTTCCTTGATCCATTGAACCCAAAGAATTAGTATCCAATTCCTGCATTTTGGATACTGCGTCTTCAATCTTTCCACTCAAAGTTCCACTATAAGAAGTTTGCTCTCCAGTACTAGCATAAGGAACTTCACCTATAGGAAGGAGAGAAATTATAGATTCATCAAAATTCCAAATTAAAATAGTTTTTAAAGAAAGATCCTCATACTTTTGCAAAACTTCAACTTTTTTTGCATTTGATTTCTGTTTAGATGCCAAATTCAAAACTTCAAAAATAAATGGATTTGTAGGCAGAACTTCAATTGTATTCGTGGATTTTAGTTTTGTTGTAGTCATAATTTTTTTAATGCAAGTCAGACTTATTATATCAGAATTTTTTTATTTATCAATCTTCATCAAGATCTTCATCATAGTATTCATCTTCGAAAAATCCCTCTTCAAAACGAACAGCTAATACTTCATCGGGAATTATATTTCCGTTACTATCAAGAAATTCTGGATGAATATTTTGAATTCCATAAATTCTTTCTACTTGATATTGTTTAAATATCCACCCACCAATAAGACCAATGAAAAGGAACATTACGCAAAATAAAATTGAAAAAGTCAAAATGATTGATAGTTCCATTTTTTTCTCCAGAGAGTTTATTTTTTCCTAATATCAAAGTGAAAATCAATAAAGAAATGAAACTCTCTACGAAAAAGAGAGATCATTTTACCAAACTTCACTTGAAAAGTTTTTGGTTTTTCTGATCTTCTTCTCCTATTGCGTAATAATAGTTCAACACCCCGATTGATTTGGAGTTCATTTTTATTTAGTTTGCTTTTTTCTCCTTCCTGGCCTTTTGTCATGATTGTATCTCCAAGCATCCTCAAGAATACCATATAGGTAATTTCTTATTTTTCTCGCTTGTGGTTTTGGAATATGTCCATATCCCTCGCGAAGTTGTTTATGAATTTCATCTGATCCACCTTCAAGATAATCGTCCAAGT